CGAAGGATTATCCTGCACGATACCCAACGCGGACAGGGGCAGGGACGTTGCGCCAGCGAACTCTGCCGCTAACTCCCGCAACTGCTCCGTGAACGGCTGCATCGACTGTTGCGGGATCCTGTCCACCTCCGGCAGGTCCCCTTCCTCGTCCTTCGTCAAACCGCGCACCGTACCCAACTTCCACGACCACTGCTTCACATCCTCCCACTGCTCCTCCGTCAACCCGCGAATCAGCAGACCCGGAGCGGTAAACAGTTCAGATGCGACATCCATACGCAGCGCGGCACGCATCGCCCGGTCCGTAATCGTCATCACCGGCCGGGAAATCCGGGAACGGCCAAACGGCCTGTCCAGCGACGGACGGAACGGTAACGGCTCCATCGGTACTCGGCGAAGTCCGTGCGGCGCATGCCAGTCCACGAACCAGCCAGCCCCGGCCGTCCGACAGGTGATCACCTGCTCCGGGGTTAACAGTGTGAGCATGGTGGGACGGCCCAAGTCGTCAATGTCGTTGATCACCAAGCCGCAACGCAGCGACCTGGTTCGCCGGTCCCAGATCGCGGACGCCCACTGGGCCGAATGCGACAAGATCATCACCTGCGGATCCCCAGACGCCACATCCCCCAACGACGTCGAAACGAACGCCACCGAATGCGTCATCGATGACGCAATCGTTTGCGGCATCTCAACATCGAACCTGTTCTCCCGAAAGATCTCTCCCAGGTCGAACGGGTCCTCATCCCCAGACGGCGACACGACACCGTCCCACATACACAAGTGGGACAAGCCAAACACGGCCTTTTCCGGCCAGGACGACACGATAGACAAGCGGGCCGCAATGTCCGTCGGCACAGCCAGACCCAAGTTCTCCACCAGGTGGTGCGCGTCCACATACAGTTGCCGGAGCTCGTTACGCGGCCGCTTCCGCGCCCACAACACCACCAGCTCATCTAACTGGCCCTGCAGGTCATCCGGCAGGCCCGCCACACGAGGAGGACTGAACGCAATCGGCGCCAAGAGAATGTCACGCCCGTACTTCACGACATGCCTCCTGTTCGTCGTCCTGGTACTCGTTTCGCTGTCCGCGCCGCCCACAATGCGGCAGACACGGCCTCTAAAGGTGTTTCGTCTCCGTCTGGTGATGTCGCTGTCCAACTCCACGCCCCGTCACGGCCACGTGGACGCTTGTCACACACTCTCACCGCCGCCTCTAACACGTCCGAAGACTGACCGACCGGGTGTGTCACAGTGCCATCCCGCAGCCCCTCCAACAAGGCCGCACACGAGTCCGTGTACTGGCGGGTTGTCATCACCTGCACCAAACGGTCCGGGACTTTCCGGGCGCGTAACGCGTCAGCAAGCACACCAGATCCTGCCGGGCCAACAATCGCAATCCGAGCCGTCTGCTTCCACCGGTCCGCCAGCCAGTCCGCCAACGTGCCAATACCAGACTCAGTTGTGCCGGTATACGCGCCAATAACCTCCGCATGGTAGTGGTCACCGTTCTTCACGACACCGGCAATGGCTTGCGCATCACCATCCGCATTAAACGCGACGCCGAACGACCTCACACCGCCCGTCGGCCCTACTTCCACCGCACTGTCTTCCCAGACCGTAGCGGGGATAGCACGACGGACAGCCACCGCATCCCAGATGCCTAGCGCCTCCCGACGGTACGAAGCGTCCGCCCCGAGGAGCTTCCGCATCCGTAACACTGCCGTTTTCGACGTCCTGTGCGGGAACGACGGGTTCGCTTTCGCTACCTGTGCCCAGTCGTCCAGGTCGGCGTCAGGGTCGGCAGAAAACTCGACATACAACGTGCCCCTATCTCCCGCTAGAGCATCCTGGCGACGCTGCGTGAACACCATCCCCGGGTCCTTCGGCCGGGGCGGCGTGCCCATCATGATCACGAGACCATTCGAAGCCGCATTCGTCGCCGGAACCATGTCCGACATGGCATCCTCCGACAGGATTTGCGCCTCATCCAACACGAGCAAATCCACCTGAGCGAACCCGCGACCAAACCCGGACTCGCGGGCCCCGAACAAGATCCGTGACCCATTCCGAAACAGGACAGCCTGCTCCCCGTTCGCCGCCCGAACCGCGGCGACCAATGGCATGACGCGCGGCTTCCGAGCCATAGACCGCATCGCTTGGAACGTCTCCGTCGCCGTCCGAGTCCTATGCGCCGTCCAAATCACCGTCAACCGCGGGAACAGGACACACAAGCAGAACACCATCCAACCGATCGTGAATGTTTTACCTGTCTGCCGTGGGATCGACAGGACAACGCCACCCACACCGGCCGCATACGTCCCATCGGCACGCTTCCCCAGGATCAACGTGCCCAGGCCGTCTTGCCACCGGTCAAACTGAATCCCCAGCTCGGCTGCCTGGGCGCGGACCGGCCCCCATCCCGTAGTCACAATCCCGTCCGGCACACACAGGTGACGGACCGTCTCAGATAGCTTCGGAGTCGAACGCGGCGTCCTGCGTTGAGACATGCGCCGCCTCCTTCGCCTCCGCCACCTCTAACGCTTTCAGTTCCTTCGTGATCTCCATCAGCCGACGCGACAGCGACGACAAGTCACGCGGCGGCGTACCCGGATCCTCCACCGCTTGCGCGATCCGGGCCTGCAAATGCACCAACAGTGCTTTCTCATCCCCTTCTTTCGCCGCCGTCGTAATCTTCTGCGGTCCCCTCCGCTTCGACACGGACGGCTTCTTCCCGGCCGGGGCTTCCGTGCCGTCGACGGCTTTCAGCTGGCGTGCCATCAAAGATCACCAGCCTTCCTCAGGAGCGTGTGTGGTGGAAAAAACGGTCGGGGAGATATTTCGCTATGCCTCTGGGAACGCGACCGGGTGGGGGTGGGGGTGTGCTGCCCCTTGTGGTGGCCGGGCGGGTGGGGTGGTTGTTTTACCAGGGGATGGTTGTGGTGGTGGTTGCTGGTTGTGTTGTTGTGGTTTTGGTGGGTTTGTTGCCGCGTTTTTGGTTGCATGTGCGGCAGATGGTGCGTCCGTTTTCTGGTGTGTTTTGTCCGCCGTGGCTGTAGGGGATGATGTGGTCTGCTTCGGCGGAGTTGGGTTGTTTGGGTGTGGTGTAGTTGAGTTGGGTTCCGCAGATGGGGCAGTGTGTGATGCCTGTGTTGTGGTCGCGGGTGATGATGTGGGTGCGCCATTTTTTGTGGCTGGTGGTGCCGGTGCGGCTGGTGGTCATGGTGGTGTTGTGTTTGTTGTTGGTGGGGTGTGGCGTGGGTGGGCGCGTGGGTGGTGGGTGTTGTTTTTGGGGTGGTGTCTACCGGAAGGGGTCCCTTGTTTTTTGTGGGGTGGGGTGTTTTTTGGAGGGGCCCCTTTTGTTTTGAGGGGGTGGTTGTTGAAAGAGGCCCCCTCTTGTTCTCGGGTGGGGGCATAGTTCTTCACTGGAAAGCGTCTCATGGTTTGTTCCCCGTGGCAAGTGTGGGTTCTTTTGGCGTGTCGGCACGTTCCATGTTTCGCGTTTCTATGGGCTTAAGTATTTTTGGTGCCCCCGTTCCTAATGCGGGGGCTGTTTGTCGTTTCTAGCGCGGTTTTTGTGTGTCTGGCGGGGTGGTTGCGAGGTGGTAGGCGTCGGCGAGTGGGATGGTGCCGTCGGGGCGTGGGTGGAGTTGGTGGCGGTTGATCCAGACGCGGATGCGGTGGCGTGAGATGTGGAGGAGGTGTGCGGCTTGGTCGCGGGTGACGTAGGGTGCGGCGGCGAGGATGCGGAGGCGTTGGTACTCGGCGATACCTTGCGCGGTCCAGTCATTGTCGCAGTCTTCGCAGTGGTAGACGTCGGCGACGCCGCGGGCGGTGACGGGGTGGACGAGGGTCTGTCCGCAGGTGGGGCAGTGCCGGTCGGTGGGGATGGGGGTGAGGCCGCAGGCTTGTTGGAGTATGTAGTGGACGGTGTTGAGCTCGGCGGCGAATTGGTCCATGGCGGGGTAGGAGATTTCCGCCCAGGGGAGGTTGGCGTGGAGCCAGAGAAGGGGTTGGCTGGTGGGTTTGGGTTCGTTGGGGGTGTCGCGCCATGTCCACCACGCGACTGCCCAGGCGGTTGCCCATTGGTTGAGGCCGGTACGGCTGCGGATGCCTGTCGGGTCGGCGGGTGGGGTGTCCCAGTAGTCGAGTGTGTGGGATAGGCCGAAGGGCAACGTGTCCGGTTTCGATGGGGATCCTGTGACGGGCCGGGAGGGGTCGGCGGCGTGTACCGGTGACCACGTGTGATGTGGGTCGGGCATGGATGCCGCGAGGCGGATGACGTCTTCAAGCTGGGCGGCAAGCTTATCAGTCATGGGTTTCTCCTCCGGTCAGTGTGGTTTTGACGGCGTTGATGAGGGCTTGTTGGGTGGTGTTTTTGCGGTGAAGGGCGTCGAGTATGAGGGGGTCGATGGTGTTGGTGGTGGTCAGGTGGTGGATGGTGACAGGGTGGGTTTGGCCTTGCCGGTAGATGCGAGCGTTGGCTTGTTGGTAGAGCTCGAGTGACCAGGTGAGGGAGAACCAGATGAGGTCGTGGCCGCCGTCTTGGAGGTTGAGTCCGTGGCCTGCGGCTGCGGGGTGGATGAGTGCGGCGGGGATGCGGCCGTGGTTCCAGTCCGCGATGTCGGTGGGTGTGGTGAGGTCGCGGATGTGGGGGAAGCGTTGGTGGATGCGGTCATGGTCGTGTTTGTACCAGTAGGCGATGAGGACGGGGTTGCCGTTGGCGGCTTCGAGGAGGTCTTCGAGGGTGTCGAGTTTGTGGTTGTGGAGGGTGGTGTAGTTGCTGGTGGGGGTGCCTTGTGGGGTTTGGGTGTAGATGGCTCCGGTGGCGAGTTGGGAGAGTTTGGAGGAGAGGACGGCGGCGGAGGCGGCGTCGATGTCGGTGTCGTTGATGGTGGTGATCATGTCGTGTTGGAGTTTCGTGTAGGTGGCGTGTTCTGTGGGGGTCATGGTGACGGGGTGGGTGATGTAGGTGATGGGTGGGAGGTTGAGGTGGTCGGTGGTTTTCATGGAGACGGTGATGTCTTTGATGCGGTGGTAGATGGCTTGTTCGGCTCCGGGCTTCGGTTTCCAGGTGAAGATTTGGGTGGCGTTGCGTTTGTCGGGGGTGAAGTAGGTGGCGCGGTAGTGGGTGATGTATTTGCCGAGGCGTTGGCCGCCGTCGAGGAGGCGGTATTGGGCGTAGAGGTCGAGGAGTCCGTTGGGTGTGGGGGTGCCGGTGAGGCCGATGATGCGGTTGATGTGGGGGCGGACTTTGAGGAGGGCTTTGAAGCGTTTGGCGGTGTGGTTTTTGAAGGAGGAGAGTTCGTCGATGATGACCATGTCGTAGGGCCAGGGGGTGTTAGTGGTGGTGTGGTGGTTGACGAGCCAGGGGATGTTTTCACGGTTGATGATGTGGAGGTCGGCGGGTTGGTTGAGTGCGTGGAGGCGGTGTGTGGGTGTGCCGGTGATGAGGGCTGGTGTGAGGTGGGTGAGGTGGTCCCATTTGATGATTTCTTGAGGCCAGGTGGTGGTGGCGACTCTGAGTGGTGCGATGATGAGGGGCTTGTTGATGTGGCCGTCGTGGAGGAGGTTGTTGATGGCGGTGAGGGTGGCGACGGTTTTGCCGAGGCCCATGCCGAGGAGGATGGCGGCCTGCGTGTGGGTTTCGATGAATCGTGTGGTGTAGGTCTGGTAGTCGTGGGGTTGGTAGTGCATTAGTGGCCGCTTTCGAGTAGTTGGTTGAGGAGGGTTGGGATTTGGTTGGGGTGGTTGATCCATGTGGCGGTGAAGCCGAGTGTTTGGAGTTGGTGGAGGCGGTGGTGTTGGAGGGGTCGGGGTGTTTGTCCGGGGGCTTTGAGTTCGACGAAGGCGATGAGGCCGCCGGGGAGGAGGATGATGCGGTCGGGGACGCCGTCGAGTCCGGGGCTGGTCCATTTGGGGGCGATGCCTCCGGCGTTTTTGACGGCGGTGACGAGCTGGGATTCGAGGTCGCGTTCTCTCATGACTGGTCTCCTGCCTGGATGGGGAGGTGTGGCAGGTGGCAGATTGTTTGAGAAAGTTCGCGCATATGCGCGCGTGCGTGCGCGCGCGTATATATATATATATTTATACGCGTGCGTATAGACCAACATAGAAAAAACCTGCCACACCTGCCACACATGTTTAGATTGTGGCGGCGTGGTGCGGAAAGGTCAGGGTGGCAGATGTTGAAATCATCCGCCACTTGTGGCAGATGATCTGCCACCCTGTGAAAGTTATCCACAGACGCTTTTTGTTGGGCATGCCCTACATGCGTGTGTGGATGGCAGATGTGTGTGGCGGATGTTGTCGAATGGTGAACCATGTTAGCGGCCTCCTAAATCGTCCCATGGCGAGTCAGAGAGGGTGGCATCTTCCTGTTCCTCTTCTTTCAGTCGCACGCCGTCGTAGAAACGGGATCCTCTACTGCCTTTGCTGGCAAGGATGCCGTGGGTGCGTAGACGTTGCGTCAACCCCTTCGCCGACACGGGCCGCTCCCCCACACCCACACACCACGCCTCATACGCACGGCGGAAAACAGCAACACGGATATGCAAGTCCTGACGGGTCGGCTCCCCGGTCACACACTTCTCGTTCAAGAACTGGGTGACCGTATCCTGCTCCAACTCGTACTGGCCTGTCGCTACCCGTACCGCGTCCGGTGTCGCCAGGCCACCAGTCAAATAGTGACGGGTCCCTTCCAGGATCCACGCCAAGATCCCCGGCGCCTCAGCGAACAGTTTGTCCTCCAAGCCAGGGTCGCGCTCGCCCGCTGGCACGACATAGTTGAACGGGATTTTGCGCAGCCGGTCCCAGAACGCGTCCCCGCCGCCACGGACCTCCGGCTCATGATTCCCAAGGAGGAACAAAGTGTGAGACGGTGTGAACGTGAAAAAGTCCTGGTGGAGGAACCGTGCCGAGATCACGTCCCGGCCTGTTAAGAGCTTTACGCGTCCCTCCGCGAACTGTTGCCCCTCCTCTAATTCTGAGGCGATAGCGATCCGCACACCGGCCAGGGAAGCGATCTCCGTGGGGTGGCGTTGCATCGTCGAAGCGAGGAGAGCTTCAGCTTGCAGGTTGGACGTGTAACCGGACTGGTCCCGGCCAAGCACATGCTGGATAACGTTGAGCATGGTCGTCTTACCGTTCGCACCGGAGCCGTGCAGGAACGGGAGGATACGCTCACGGATCTGACCGATGATGGCGAGCCCGAAGAGGCGTTGCATGAATCCGATGAGCTGGGCGTCACTCGTGAAGATCTGGTCAAGAAATGCGGTCCATGCAGGAGTGGGCATGTCCGGGTCGGGTGCGATAGTGGTGGAGCGAAGGAATCGGGAGGCAGGCGAGGGCGGACTGGTCTGCCCCGTGCGTAGATCAACCGGCCCGGCAGGCGTGTTCAGCTGCCAGGGGTCGATGTCGAACACAGTGTAGGGGGTGTGGAAGGTGGGGATGGTGGAGGCGACGGTCAGCATGTTGTCCAGGCCGGATCGGGACAGGGTACGGCGTTTGTGGGTTTCGTCGGCCTTCGTGTCAACGGGGAGGGACCGGGCGAGGTTCTTCGCGGCTTCGTAGGCTTTCGCGTTACCGGATTCCAAGTCCCAGTGGTGGCCGGTCCAGGCGGCCCACGTGTGCCGTTCGGGAATGTAGACGAAGTGTCCGGTGTACGTGTCGGCGAATCGGAGGGCGTTACCGTCGTCGGTCCGCGTATAGATGTTCGGCTCGCTCGTGATGACCGTGTGAGCGTTGCCAGGATCGCCTGTGAGAGCCGCAGCCGTGCTAGTGGTGTTCTTGTCCGCCGCAGACTCGCCCGCGTCCTCAGGGGCGGTTTTTGCGGTCGTGGAGGCCTGTCTGGTAGGGGTGAGATCATCGACGACATCCGGACGGGGACGGGCATGCTCCGCCTGCCGACCATACCCGTCAGTTAACAACTGCTTCGCAGCCTTCCGATGATCCCCACCGTGGTTCAGTACTGCGTACGCGCCGAGCTTCGTATACGGTGTCTCGGCGTCGAACACGGTGGACGTGGACCACACGTAGAGCCGGTCACGGTCGCCCGCATGCCCAGTCGAAGCGGAAATCCCTTGGGTTTTGCCGGGGCGCCGCCAAAACGTCTCCCCACCACGAGTTAACACTTGCACCCAACCGTGGGGTTCAAGAATGTCCACCCAGGAGGTTTTCGCTTCGTAGTCGTCGCCCGGGCTGATACCACCGACAAGGTCATCCACGCCGAGCACCATCGGCCGTGTCAATGGTTGAGAAGAAGGCACCGCATCCAACGACGCAAACAACCGGCACAACTCGTCGTACTCATCCGGGGTGATATGAGGAGCATTCGTCAACGTACCAGTGAGCCCAGTCCAACCACGCCCCGTACGATGGAATGCTCCTGGGGTGGGGGCAACGACAGAGTAACCGCCCTGCCCGCGAGTCTCCGCTAATACCTGCACTCCGCCGTTGTCACCGGGCTGGCGGGCAAGCTTCGTATTCCCCGGACAATCCTCCCCGTCGATGTGCATGTAATAGTGGAAACCACCCGACGGAGAGATCTCCGAACAGCCCTGCATGATCACGCGCCGCCACAGGTCAGTTAAACCAGCTGCCTGCGCGGTTGCCTGCAGGTCGGCCAGGCGGGCCGCTGCCCGTCCCTCCAACTCGATCATGATCAGATTGTTAGAGGCCTTCCCGGTAGCGACACCAATACCAAGGGGACGGGACGCTGAGAACCAGTCAGTAACTTGGGCCCTGGTTGCCGGTGTAGTCTGGTATCGCTTCCACGGCACAGCAGGCCGTTTATCACCCCGATCAGCAGACGCGGGAAGAATCGGGACAACAGACAGCCCGGCAGCCTGATATGAGAGCGCCGCATCCAACAAAGTCCTATCCATTGCGTCCTCCCTTTTCAATGTCAACTTTGTTTTTGGTTTGGGGCTGTGGTGGGAGTCGAACCCACCAACCCGTGAGGGTTCCAACCGTGGACAGCCTGCCCGCGTCTAGCGGGTAGTACGTAGAATCGCGACAGCGGTCGGCTCTAAACCAAGAGCCTGGCCGATCTGCTCATCTGTCATGCCTGCCGCGGCAAGAGCCTGGATCTGGGCAGGGATCGACTGCCCCGCAGCGGGCGCAGGTGTCGGTGCGGGCGTCGGGGCAGGTGCGGGCGTGGGTGTTGCCGGTGCTGACTCCTGTGCTGGTACGGATGACACAGCATCCAACTCGGCCGATACGGCCCGCACAATTTCATACGCGTACACCTTCGTCGGCGACATTCCCGGCCGTGCAGGCGGCTCATCACGCACATACGTCGCCCGGAACACGTTCCCCGGCGCAAGAGCCTGTGACAACCTCTCAAAACCAGCAGTACGAGCAGCATCCGTCAACGCCTTCCGCTGCCCGCCCCACATCTTGATATACGCGGCACGGAACCCGTCATCCTCCGCATCATCCCGCTCCGACGTTTGCAGCGAGATCACGCACTGCATCTTCGGGTCACCGTTATCCCACGTCTGTGGCTTGCCCGTCTGAAAATCCGTTGTCTGCCGCAGATCAATTGACACGATCGTGCCCTCATGGGTCTCCCCAAGGACAGAATCCTTCGTGAAGATTGACCTGCCACCACCGGACGCAAGCTTGTCCAGTTCATCAAGCATTGACATTGTTACGTGTCCTTTCTTCCTGGTTGTTTTTATAAGGTTTGGTCGAGCAGGTTGGCCGCCCGGGGCCAATCCGCATACTTTGAACATGAGAAACAGTCCGGATCCCGTGCCAGCCCCGTAATCCACTCATCCCGCGCATCCACTGACACGTCCTCTAAAGCGTGCAGCGTCCGAGTGATCCGATCCGCACGGTCTAACGCCCGTTGGGCGATCTCCGGCCTGTACGTGTCGGTCCACCACCATCCATCCCCTATCCGGAACTTATTCCGAGGAAGGAAATACACGGCGACATGCCTGGTGGGATACCCGGCGTCATTCCAGCCTTTCGCATACAAATGCGCCTGGGCCTCATACTGGATACCGGGATGCTGGGACGCTTTCACCTTGTCCAGTTTCGCGTTCCCAACAATCTTCCAATCCACTGTCATCCCACCCGACCCCGGCCCGGCAATATCCGGGATCCACAAATCGGTTGACCCGGTGATCGGCGTACCCGCCACTTCCCCGACCGTGACCCGTGCCTCCTGCCGGGACTCCAGCACGCCAGCCTTCGCCAACGAACCGAAAAACCGCTCCAAATGCTCATGAACGCACGTGCCGATGAACGGCAGCCAGGCAGGATCCTGACGGGCCTCCCACCCGGCCAGCTTCGCCGCCAGACAGTGGTCGCACGGCGTGCCAAGCTCGGACGGGCCGATGAGCTTCTGTAACGACCTGGGGGCCGAGAGGATCGAGTCCTCAATCAACGCCCGCAGGACGTGCATCATCTCATCTACCTGTCCTGTACCCTGAGCCGCCGACGCGGACCGGGCAGCTGGCGGGACGAGTGACATGGTCGGCGTGCTCATCGGACCGTGACCGTTACCTTCCCCGGCATCCGGTACGCGTCCAACGCCGCCTCGGAAAACAGTCGCTTCGCAGCCCTCTGGTTGAACGCCTGCTCGTACAACTCCGGATGCGTAGATGCCGGGAAATCTTTAGCGACCTTGTCCCACGCGATCCGCCGGGGCGTGGTCACCACCAGTCGTTTCCCAGCAATGTCAGGGCACCCTTGGGGATACAGATCTGCGAGCCGTGTCTTGATCGACGCTTTCTGTTCTTCGATAGCTTGTGCCTGCTCATCTAAGGCCAGATATGTCCGCATCAGCGTCTCCGCTTCCTCGCGCACTGTCGCCGTCGCCGTCGCCGTCGTGGTCATTCGTCGTCACCTCCGTCACCAGGTGTCGGTGCGGACGCGACAGAGTCCAACCGTGCAGCAACATCCTCTGTCCGGGCTGGCCTGCGGGCCGTTTCTGGGTCTGGACGTGTCACAATATGTTTCCTTTCTTGTGGTCAGGACCGCCAGGCAGACGTTTCGCCGCGTCCACTGCCGCCCGGCGGACCAGGTAGTACATGAAGTCGGTACGATTAGCGACAAGCAGTCTCTGCTTATCTGTGAGGTCTTCCCATGGGCCGTGATCGGTGTCGCCATCGATCCGGAGTGCAGAGTCCCACGCCCGCCCTTCGACCGAGATCCGTTTCCCGGCGTATAGCAGGACGATGTCCGCGTGCTCTTGGAGACGGTGGCGCACGTCCCGAGCGGATATCTCCCATGGCAGTAGCAGGTCGGGTCGGCGTGCGAACACGTCATCCGCCAGCTGGGCAGCAGTGACCTTCCACCGGCCCTGACCCTCCAACCAGTAATAGAGGTCCGCAATAGTGTCGATATAGGTAATTTGAGTGTCGGTCGTGGCGTCGTCCCATGGCTGACCGGTTGCGAGCACGTAGGTATCCTCTGCCGTGCACTCGATGTTATTCATGGAGGCCAGGTCGTCGATCAGTGGGACGTTTCCTTCCCATCGGATATAGTCCGATGTGGCGGTGGTGAAGCGGTCAGAAAGGATGGCGCACCAATCTTCCCAGCTGGCATATGATCGTTGTTGTGCTGGGATCATGACAGGCCGCTCCCTTCCTTGTCTCTGGCGAAGGTGGCGGAGACGACAGTGACATAGCAACGGGCCGTCACCGTCGTATCGTTGGCAGTGGTGATGACCGGGTACAGGCCACGTGCCAGGCCCGGCTGACGAGTGAACTGGGCGAACGAATACGCTGGCCGTGCCACCCGTTCGGGTAGCGTGTGGAAGCCTGTCAGGCGGGGCCCTGCCGGTGTCCACGTGGCAGGCCTGATGATCTGACCGTGCGGGTCCACTATGATGCGTATGTACCGGTGCCCGCGGGGTTCGAGTGCGAGTCCAGGCGTGGACAGGTCTAACGCGACCGTCGCCCACCCGGCAGGCCCCTCCGTGTTAGTGGTGGGGGTTGGGGGTTGTCTGACGGCTTCCAGGATCGCCTGCCGTTCTGCTTCCATCGCGGCCTCATCGAGCCCGAAATACGTGTACACGTCCTCTCGGCGTGCCGCGTAGAGCTGGCGGTCCTCCAGATAGGCGCGGACCGCATCAAAACTGGGTTTCACTGTGTCGAACTTGTCCAATGCTGGAGTGTCAATGGTGATGCCGTTAACCGTCGATGCCATGACCAGCTCCTCCCCGCGCTTCCTGAGTGTTCGAGATGGGGCTGGTCATCGCGTCCGCGTTCACAGCCCACACGATTGAGTGGCCGATAATGTAGGCGACAATGTGGCAGTCCCACGCGGCTGTGTATTGTTCTCCTTCGTCTTGGGGGATGACACGGGACCAGTGCTGGTCGAAATGGTGGAACGCGGCTTTGTGGGCCAGGGTTTCGTCTCCGGCTTGGATGATGGCAACGGACCGGTCCGTGATCAGCGGGTTAATAGGATGCGGTTCGTCGGCATACTTCGCACCGAACGTCACATAGTAGACGGGCATGATGTAAGTCCTTTCTTCGATTGTTTGAGGCCTCGTCGGTAGCAGGTGATACACAAGGGCCCGGCAGCGCCGTAGCCCATCGTGTCTGGCATGTCCTGCTTGCTGGTGTGGTGTGGTCGGGTTAGTCGCCCGCAGGACAAGCACGGCTCGGCCGTGCGGGGCGTGCGGGGTCGGCGTCCGCCGTAGAACCGTGCCGCCCATACGCCTGACAGGCGTATGTTCTTCGCGAGCAGACTGCCCGCGTACTCCCGGCACGCCGCGAGCGCCGGACAAGCCGTGCACCGTGCGCAGGCCGTGGCTGTCTGGTCTTTATGGCCCGGCTCGGGGAACCAACCATCCGGATCCGTGCGGCATAACGCGTCCGTGAAAATGTCACTCATCGTCGTCACCGGTCCTGGTAGTGGGTGTCAGGGCTGAGGCGGCGAAGAGGCAGGCGATCACACCAGCCGTACCCAGGACGACGTCGCTAGCACTGTGGATCATGCCGCCGTTGACCGCGAGCGCGGAGGCGAGGACTGCGAGCGCGTAGATCGCCGTGTAGGCGAAGATGCGTAGGACGCGGATTGCTTCCCGGTCGAGGTAGTGGAGGACGCGTTTCATGCCGCATCACCACCGTCTATGCTGGCGAGCGTGTCATTCAGGCGGGCGATCTTGTCTCGGCGTTCCGCTTCAAGCAGGGTTTTATCGATGCCGTAGTACTCGTAGACGAGGTTCTCGGTGGCGGTCTCGTATGAGAGATAGGCACGGCCGTCGTCAACGTTATACAGGTACATGCCCTCGTAGGTTTTTTCGAGATATTCGAGGAAGTTGAGGATCTCGAAGGCGTAGTCAGCGGCTTCGTTCCATTTCGCACATTCGGGGTATTGCTTCCCCGCTGGTTGGGGGCTGGTAGTGTTGTTGGTAGACATTGGATTCTCCTTTGTTCCGCCGCGCCCCACTAGCACTAGGGCGCGGCATTCCTTTACGTGTCCCTCTCAAGAGGGGTGGGCTTACCGGGTGGAGTTGAAGCGGCTCGTGTACTCGAAGACGCCGCCGAAGATCCGGACGCGCCGGAAGGCGTGAAGGTCGTCGGCATTATCCGGGTTAACATCCCAGTTGCACTGGTCGGATGGGGTTCCTTCGACGACGCTGAGCCCGTACAGGGAGGCAAGAGTGGCGATCCGGTCGATCACGGCGTCTGTGCTCATCGGGCCGATACCGCCGTCGAGCAGCTCGACGAGGTCGGTGGCCTCCTGCCAGCCTTTACGATGCTGATTCATCGTTGGCATGTTCCTTCCGGGTTAGATGGTTTTCCGGTGGGCGAGTTGGGCTCGTCGTGTCCGGGGTGCGATCTGGTAGGGGTCTGTTTTCTGGGGTGTGCGCGCGTTCAGGAAGCCGTCGACTGATGCGGGCGGGAACCTCCAATGGCCACCGATTTTTAACGCGCCGGGGAACTGGCCGTCAGCGGCGTACATGGAGATAGTCCGCCGGGTCAGACGTAGCCGTGAAGCGACTTCGTCCGCCGTCCATAAGACAGGAGGGTCCGGGACGGGAGTGAGGCTGGTAGGATCTGTGCTAGACATCGGTTTTACCCTGATCTTTCGGTGTCTGGCCGTGCCCGGCATTCGTTGTCGGGCACGGCGTTTTCTTGTGTGGCAGTCGCGGACGGGGACGGCAGGTCGACGGGGACAAGTTGGCCGTCCACGGCCAAAAGCACGAAACCCATCACGCCACCCCCTCGACTCGCGGCATTGAGCCGAGTCGCCGAACGGCTTCTTGGATCAACTCATCCGGCGTGGTCTGAAGGTAATCAGCGACTTTTTTCAACTCTCCAGCTGTGAACGCGGTCCTTCCGGATACGCGGGCGGAGAGATTGGTCCGATGAACATGAAGTAAGGAGGAAAGCTCAGTCAAGCTCTTTGTCTGCCGTTGTCGCGCGAATTCTGCGCGAACCTCAGCGGCAATCGCCTGATCAAGAGTGTTGTACCCAATTTGGTTCGCGTCCATGTCTCAAGTGTGAACCCAATCGGGTACATTGTCAACCGCATGTCGCACCTATCGCCGAAGTGAACATTTGAACCAGGGTCGGTACACTTGCTGTATGAGGCAAAGTAAGAATTTTGAACCGATGGACGAAGCAGTTAGTGACGCATTGATTGCTGCCGTGCAAGATTCCGGCGTGAGCTATCGGGAACTACGGAGACTCACAGGCCTGTCGATCAATCGAATTGGCATTATTCTTCGTAAAGAGCCACCACCAGCGACGATGGGGGAAATCTACTCTATTGCCGCGGCCGTGGGCGTCGATGTGGTTCAGATGATCAGAGAAGCCGACAGGCAGGCCTCTTCTGTGTCGGATCCGATTCCTACTATTGACCCGGAAGCTCTCGGCCTCGCCGCCATGCGAGACACGCGCGACCAGGAATACGAAGCCAACAACTAGACCAAACAAGATGGGGATGGACGATGGAGTTCACGGATCTTGCTAACCGAGTCGAACAGGCCGGAGTCCGTATCGTCTGGGCACACCTCACTCCCGGCCACACCGGTGCCGCCGACCCCGCCACGAGCACCATCTACCTCGACACCATCCTCGACGCCACACCCCGCCACGCCATCTCCACACTCGCCCACGAACTCGGACACCTCACCCTCGGTCACACAGGACCACAACCCGCCCACATCGAAGCTGCCACTGACGAATGGGCAGCCCGCCTCCTCATCTCACCCGTCGACTATGCGACCGCGGAACACCTACTCGGCCCCAACCCCTACCTGCTCGCCGTCGAGCTTGGCGTCACAGAGGAGCTCATCCACGCATGGCAACGCATCATTGCACGTAGTTTTTCCCCGGAATCTATACCGGATTTAATACCAGCCGCCGCCTAACGCTCCACACTGGAAGAACCGGGGCCACCGCCGGAATACGCCTGTGTTACGTAACACCAAGCACCCCGATTTTTCCGCATTCCCACGTCCCCTACACTACACGCCCGGCCCGCAGTCCAACACGGCGGAACCATTGACACACCGCCGAAAAACGCGCCTCCAGGGGGTTAATTCCCTAAGATTTCAAGTCCCGTCTTCCACCCCGATTTTTCTGCGTTATGTCAGTGTTCCAACGTTGGTTTATTAGCTGCGCGGTGCAGCGTAAGATTATGTGCCGATTCGGCATGGATGATGAAATGGCAATTTCCACCTTCCGGTTGGTGCCTACGTCCCGCTTTTTGCTACGCTCTCCCACCTAGGGTGAGAATTCTCCGGGTTTTCCCCAGTTTTCCGCGAATAACCCGGAACTTTGGGGATTTCCCGAAGGTTTCGCAGCTGCCGCAGCGCGCAGTGATCAGCCCCGCGGAGTTTTGGGGATGTCCCGAAGATTTTGCATCGGTGGTGGATCGTGCGGAGGGGGAGTCGAGGCGTGGCAGGCAGTGTTGCGCCCGCGAATGGCCCGGATGATTTGCACTGCAGGTGTACTCGAGGCTGGGCATGCGGCACGGCGCCCTGCGAGTGACTCGAGGATGCTACACCGTTGCGAGTCTTTCTACCGACGGCGGGGGAGCGCCCGCCTCGCCATCGCGAAGAAGCTCGGAGATCGACGACGGGGGCCACCGACAGCGGAGGACGGCCGAAAGAAGCAGGTTCCGTTTCTCGGCCGTTTGAGGTGTTTGCGTGGGCGATGGATGATCCGGCTGTCGGTGTTGGATGGATTCGACGCCGATGTACAGGGCGCATTCCAGCAGCGGTGCTTCCGAATGGCAAGCCTGAGAGAGGCCGGATGAGTGGCTATCCGATTGGTATGCGCTGCACGCATGGACCAGTTTCCATGTGCAGCTTGGGAAGGTGTCGGACGTCTGGTGTATGAGAAGCTCCGGTATGGGTCTCGTTCTGCGATGATTGATCGGGAGTCACAGGCGTGAGAGTTTCAGGCGGAGTCGATGAGGAGCACAGCCGTTGCCGGGCTGGTTGTCGCGGAGACTACGCACGCCAAACGGGGTGTAAGAGCGGCCATGACCCCACAGTATGTGGCCGATCATGGGCCTTTCCTCCGATGAGGGGAACTGCGGGCCGGTGATGTGTGGTCTGCTTTTCTCCTGGAGCATGACAGGGCTGAAGGGCTCTCGCCTATGCGTGGTCAACGAACAACGCTGCTCCAGTAGGGAGGGCTCATTGGCTGTTCTGGTGTGTGCCTTCCGAGAGCCCTTTGCGGGGATCCTGTGCGCGAGGACGTGTTGTCATTGGGCTTTATCGTCTTCCGGTGGCTTGATACAGACGAGTTTAGTAAGACCGCCTTGGTTGATGCAGTCTTGTGCGATCTCGTAGACCTGCTGGTGAAAAGCGGTATCTGTGGCGGAAGCGGTTATGGTTGATCGAATCGGTGTGAAGGATCTCAGCGAAGTAGGGACTTCAGCACCGTCTCGGCTCGAGGCATTCCACGCAATAAGCGTGAGCGGTTTGACTCCGTGCCATTTGACGCCGACTTGTATGTCGTACTCGCCATGATGAAGAGCGCGACTTGTGGCACGAACGAGCGCCATGAAGTCTGCAACGGTGCACTCGATTGTTCGTCCATGAATCTCCCATGGCTGGAACTCGTGCTCACGCACATCTTTGAGTCTGGAAGGCAGTCGGTGCCCACTGACGGCATACGCCAAGGAAACTGTGCCATCAAAATGTACGCTCATCCAAGTCTCGTATTTGTCCCTCTCTGGGCTTGCTTCCCCTCGTGCAGACGTGCCCCACACAGTCATACGCCGTAGTCCTGGCTGCGGCCATGCGCTCTGAACCCCCTCCAATGGGTGCCAGGCGTTGTTGTGCGAAAAAGACAGCGTTATCCCTGCCGCTTCACGAAAGATTGCCTGCGCTTCCTGCCGACTCAGTCGCTCTGGAACGCCCGGAATGCGCGGACGTGCGACTGCGATGAGCCACGCGCGGTCTCTCGCATCACGGTTCTGAGCGATCTCGTCGTATAACTCGTCGAGTGCTTCGTTTGCGTGCCTGCGCTCATCGAATCGCGCACGGTACATTGTTTCAATCTGCCGTTCCCGCATCCATACCGTATCAGCGTCGTTTCTGATTGGTGCGCCAAAGTACTCGCCCTTGTAAATGAGATGCGGACCGTCGACGCTCGCCGGTACAATGACCGCCACGGCGCGGCGACCTTGTTTGCCAAGCTTTATGATTTCCAGGCCGAAGACCGGAGGGGATATCGCGGTGACGGCAGCGCTGCGGTAGGCACTTTCATGCCGCTCAGTGAAATCGCCGACGTCGCATCGCCCCGTGGCAGCCTTGGATTCTTCCTCGACTCCGTAGACGATCATTCCGCCGCCGCTGTTTGCCATCGCAGCGATATCCTTGGGTACGTCCGTTTGCGCGATGCCTTTAGACGGTGGAAGTTCCCGTTTCCAATCGAGATCCTCGGCCTCTTCCACCTGTCCCTCGATTGCTTGGTCCAAGATGCTATCTGTCAGTGGCCCGGGTTGCAGTCCCAGGGCCTTATGCAACGGTGTAAAAGTATTCAT